CGAAGCCCTCGGGCGTCTCCGTGCTCGCGACAGTGTCGATGATGTGCCCCACCGTCTCGTCGACCGTCTCGTCCGAGGAGTCGATGACGTGGTCGGCGTCTTCGTGTGCACTGGAGATCCGGGGCGCGTCCATCGCGTCGCGCTGATGAATCGCGTGCTCGGCGTCAGCCACGGTCATGCCGCGCGCTGCCGCCCGGCGCGCTGCCCTGACCTCGGGTCGCGCTGTCAGGAAGATGCGGTCGTTGGCGTTCAGTGAGCGCCCGGCATCGCGCCCGTCGGCGACGAACACCCCGCCCTCGTTCACGTGCTTGCGGATCGCCTCGTTCACGGCGTCGCGCACGTTCTGGTCGCCGCCCAGTTCCGCCGCCGCCCGGTCAACCTCTGCGGTGCGGAGATGCTGGTGGATGTTCGTGCCGTCGAGCGTGATCCGCTCGCCCTCTCTCATGCGGATGCGCTCGTTGCGCAATGCGCTGGCCGGATCGAGCCCGCGCATCTTCGCGTACCCGGCGGCTCGGTAGTACGAGCCGGTGTCGATGTAGGTGCCGCCCATCCGCTCGGCCAGCTTGCGCGCCACGGTGCTCTTGCCGGATGCCGCCGGGCCGTCGATCGCGATCACGTGCGTCGTGCCCGGTGCGGAGAGCTTGCGGATCCACTCACCGCCGCGTCCGCGCGGATGGAGGATCTCCTCGAAGCCCGCTTCCTGGAGCTTGCCCTCGTTCGTGTCGATCAGCCAGCGGATCAGCGGGACGGCGTTGGTCTCGTCCTCGGAGTACTTGCTCGGTTTGATGTCGGGGAGATCGGCGGGCAGCGGGAACTTCGGGTCGCTCGATCGCTCGAAGTCGAGCCGCCCGTTGCCGTCGGTGCGCATCACGCGCTCGACCTCGTCCATGATCGCGGTGCGGTCCCAGCCGACCTTGCTCGCCGCCCGACGCATCAGATCCTCGACGTAGCTGCGGTAGACCACACTCTGCGCCAGCGAGTCTTCGCCCGGCTTGCTCCAGCCGTCCTCGGTCTTGACCGCGTCCCGGTGATCGAACGCCTGCATCTTGTGATGCGCGTACCAGATCGACAGCACTTCGGCGCCGCCCTCCTCGAAGTGATGTGCGGGCCCAGGCATCGGGCCTGGCCGGTTACCGCTCAGCGAATGTGCTGCTTCGTGAGCGATCTGCCGGAACGGCATGATGCCCGCCTCCGGATCCTTCATGTCGCGCGCGATGTTGTTCCCGTAGTTGAGTCCCGCCACCAACTCCTCGGGATGGCGGAACTGCGCATCGACGCCCTTGGACGCCAGGAACTCGGGCTCGAAGTGCGCCTCGACCGCCTTCTTGTCACCGCCGTAGAAGTCGACCAGGCCCTCGGCAACCTGCCGCACGCGGCTGTTGATCTGAGGCTTCGTAAGCGGCTTACCTGCGCTGTAGTCGCTCGGCGACGCCAGCGGCGTCTTCAACTCCAGCTTCTTGCCACCGAGCTTCGTGATCCAGCGCCCGCCTCGGCCACGGGGGTGGAGCACCTCCTCAAAGCTGGCCTCCCGTAGCTCCCGCAGCCCGGGGTGAGCCGCGTACGCCTCCTCCAGCGCCATCGCGGCGCGTGCGGCACGCAGCGCCGCGCCGTGCTCGGGCACGGTCTCGCCCGGTCCGAGCGGACGCAGCCAGCAGCCGCAGTTGGCGTGCACCGGCGGCGGGAACATGTCGAGCACTGCCCACGGCCACGGCTTGCCCGCCATCGCCAGGCAGCCGGGCGTGTGCGTCCTGCGCGGACCAAGCTCCCACACGGCGCCGCCCGGGCTCTCGTCCTTGACCAGCGAGTTCTGCACGTGCGATGTCGCACGGTTCATCAGTGCCTGCTCGCGCAGCCCGGCGTAGACCTTCTCGCGGTCGACGATCTGCTGCACGCGCTTGGCTTGTGCGTCCGGCGTCGGCAGCTTCGCCGCCGCATGGAAGTCGGTCTCGGTGCGCTTCAGCGCCTTCTGCTGGAACCGGCGCTCGAACTGCATCTCGCGCTCGACCGCCCGCCGGATCGCCATCGGGTCGGCGTTCGGGAACTGCTTCGTGAGTTGCCGAGTCAGCCAGTCGGCGCTCTCCGCGTGATGCTTGGCGAACAGGCGCCGCAGGATCGCGAGGATGACCGCCCACTTGACCATCGTCCCGGCGACCTCGACCGGCACGGCTGCAGCAGTCGCTGGCGGCACAGCGACGGTGACGGCTGGCGCCGCGCCCGCCTTGCCTGCAAGCTGGACGGCCTGACCGGCAGCGGCAGCCTTCAGGATCCGCTGTGACTGCTGGGACTGCTCCGGGTCAGGGACCGCCATCAGCGGAGCGCTCAGCCATTCCCGTTGGAATGCGCCGCCGCTGCAGCCAGCATCTCATCGACGACGTCCCCGATCTCCTCATCCCAGAGCTTCATCAGTTGCTCCATGCGTTCCTGCGCCTCGCCAAGCTGGCCCTGACTGCCCTGGTACTCGGACGAGAAGCCCTGCGCGCCGTACGGGTTCTGCTCGCGATCGGGACCCTTGCCTGCCGGTGCCGCCTCGGGGCCGAATGGATTCGGGCCCTCCGGGATCAGCGGCGGCGGTCCGCCGGGCCCGCCGCCTCCACCACCACCGCCCGCCTCGGCCTGCTGGAGCATCGGGTCGACGTAGCCCTCGGGCAGGATACGCTGCACCGCAGCGCTCGGGTCGGCGACCTCCAGGCCCTGCCCGAGCGCGATCGTCAGCAGCGTCCGGCCAAGCTCCAAGTTCGTGTTGTTCGGATCGAACGTGCGCGCGAGATTCGCGATGGCCGTGATCAAGTCGGCCATCGAGCGCTTCAGCGGCGACGGCATCGCAAACTCGTAGCTGAGGTCGCGCTCGGTCTTCTCTTCGTCCTCCGTCTGCCCGTGGTAGGTCTCGCCGAGGTAGCCTTTCGGCTCCGACAGCGGGTCGGTGATGACCAGCGGCGGCTCCTGCTGCGGAATCCCGCCCGGCGTCTCGATGCCCTCGCCGCCCGGAACGTTCGCGGCGGGCTTCTTGGAGCGGAGTCTCGCGCGCTCCTCAGGCGTCAACTCGGTCGGCAGCGCGCCTGCGTCGACAGCCTTCTGGATCACCCGGTCGGTGAACGTCCGGAACAGCCCCTCGAATAGCTCCTGGAATGCTTCCACCTTCTTGACCACCGGAAGCTCCAGCGCCGTCGCGGTCGCGAGGTTCGCGTTCGACTGATCGCCTAAATAATGTTGCGGCCAGGTGGACGAGGAGATCTGCGAACGGATCATCTGCGCGTCCTGCTGCGCCTGACCCGCCTGCGTGTTGACGGAGAACGGCTCGGTCTGCACGCCCTCGGACTCGTTCAGGATCGCCGCCGGTCTCGGCCCCGGCTGGATCAACCCCGTGTTCGGATCGTCGATCGACGTTGCCGCGAGGCTGCTCGTCCGTGACAGCGCCTTGGCCGCGATCTTCGCCACCTGACTCGGGCTGCCCTTGACGGTGCGGCGCATGATGAACGCCGCTGCCGCCTGCGTCATGTCGACCCGCGCAGCCATGAAATCGTTCAACGCGGCGAGCCACTTTATGGTGCGACGCATCGCCGGAATCCCGAACACCTGTTCGGTCCCCCGGTTGATCGCAATGTGGTAGACGAGCCCCTCGCCGCGCTTCTCGTCCGGGCACGTCGGATCGTCGGTCAGAAGCTCGCCGGTCTCCGGGTCGGTGGCGGCGAGCGCCTGGTAGTAGAGGACGCGCGGCTTGCCCTGCTGCTCCATGTTCGCCAGCGAGCGCAGGCTCACGCGATCCATCCCGTAGTCCCATTCGTACTCGCGCTTGCGCGCGACGTAGTAGAGGACGCGCAGCCGGTTCTGGGAGTCGCGGACGGCGTCCTCGACGAGGTCGTGGTTCAGGATGCCGAGCTTGACCTTGCCGTCGTCACCCTCGAAGAACAGGATGAACAGGTTGCTCTGCAGGACCAGGTCGACGACGAGCGCCACCTGCGCCGGAAACGTCGTCAGCGCCGCCTTGTTGTCGGGGTCCGACCAGGCCTCGTCGATGACCTCCTGCACCTTGTCGTCGACCGCCTTGGGCTTCGGCACGCCGCGCCCGAAAATGAACTGACAGGACAGGTCGACGTTCGCCCCGGCGACCGGATCCTGAATCCAGACCATGCGCGCCTGCGCGGCCATCCGGCGGCGCTCCTGCGGCTTGACCTCCTGCGGCTGCCCGCCGATCTGGTCGAGCACGTAGTACCCGAGCATGTCCAGTTCCTTCTGCATCGCCCTGCGCTCGACGTCGCTCGCCTCCAGCAGTTGCAGCCGGTCCTGATCGACAACGGTCTTGCCGGTGCGGGACTCCACCGCTTCCTGCAGCCGTCCGATGAGCCCGCCCTCACGCGGCACGATCGGGCTCCACGATCCGCCAGCCCATCAGATCCTCGGTCCGCACACAGCGGACCTCGTCGCTAGCGGCGTCCTCGACTACCACCTGGTTCTGCTCGGGCTGCGCGAGCACGTACAAGAGTTGCTCCCCGTCGGTCAGGTACTGGCCTGGGTTGGGCGGTCTTGTTGTGATGACTCCCACTGGTCGCGCTCCTGTGCGTCGAGTGCGAGCGCCAGACCGTCGTTGCGCTCTCGGTCCTCGGGATGTCCCGCTGTCAGGTCGCCCCGGCGGTTCAGCAGTGGACGGATCGTCTTCGAGCGCCAAAGCTCTTCGCGGTCGGCGCGCCACGTCGGGCACTGCTGGTAGCCGTCCGAGTTGAAGCAGTACGCCGCCAGCGTGGACGGGTCATGGCGGCTGTCGATCAGGTTGCTCGTTATCCGGCACGCGCATCCCGTTCCCCCCGCCGCTTCCGCTATCAGGCTCGCCGCTGGGCACGGCGGCTCGGTCGGCCTCTTCACGACTATGCGCTCGAAGGGGGTCAATGGGCGCGCTCCAAGAGACGATCCTCGCGGCCCACCTTACCGCCGCCCCAGCCACCTCCAACACACGGATGCACAGCCCCTTCGT